AAGAAGTTGATACTTCAGGTCTAACTACAGCTTGTATTACACCTAACGGACAATTCTTTAGACTAGACAAAAAAGGTTTCTTTCCTTCAATGTTGGAAGAAATGTATGAAGACCGTAAGAAGTTTAAAAAGTTAATGCTTCAAGCTCAACAGGAGTATGAAAATGAGAAAGACAATTCCAAAAAATACGAAATTGAAAAACGGATCGCTAAGTATAATAATATACAACTTGCGAAGAAGGTATCTCTCAATTCTGCCTACGGTGCTCTTGGGTCTCAGTATTTTCGCTTTTATGATTTGCGTATGGCTCTTGGAGTCACTACGGCTGGTCAATTGAGTATTCGTTGGATTGAAGGTAAGATTAATGGTTACATGAATAAGTTGTTAGAGACTAAAGATGTAGACTACGTTATTGCGAGTGATACTGACTCCATCTATCTCCGTCTTGATGGATTGGTTAATAAGTTTGTCAATAATCCATCTGATGATATCAACAAAACTATACGATTCATGGATAAAGTCTGTGAAAATAAGATTCAACCTTTTATTGACGACAGTTATCAAGAGTTGGCAGACTACGTTAAAGCGTATGCACAAAAGATGCAAATGAAACGTGAAGGTCTTTCCAATAAAGGTATTTGGACTGCCAAGAAACGTTATATTCTAAATGTATATAACAATGAAGGTGTACAGTATGCTGAACCTCACATGAAAGTTATGGGTCTTGAGATGATTAAATCATCCACACCATCTGCCATTCGTGAGAAGATGAGAGAGTCAATTAAGATTATGCTGATGGGCGATGAACCTGACATGCACGATTTTATTGCCAAGTTTAGAGAAGATTTTAAAAACTTGCCACCTGAAGAAATATCTTTTCCCCGTGGTTGTAACGGATTGAGTAAATATTATGATGCCGTTACAATGTACAAGTCTGGTACACCAATTCATGTTAAAGGAGCTATTCTATACAATTACCATTTGAAAGAAATGGGATTAGAAAAGAAATATCCTTTAATTCAGGAAGGTGAGAAATTAAAGTTCACGTATCTTAAAACTCCAAACCCATTTAAAGATACCGTGATTTCATATCCGTCCAGATTGCCGACCGAATTCGGGCTTGACAAGTATATCAATTATGATGTACAATTTGATAAAGCATTTCTAGAACCAATTAAAATTATTTTAAATTGTTTAAAATGGAATACTGAAAAAATCAGCACACTTGAGGACTTCTTTTCGTGATATACTTTACTTTCTTAGCTGCACTTGCATTATCTTCTTGTGCAGGTTTTTATTCCGTCATTGGACTTGCCGCCATATTTCCAGGTTCATTCTGGCCTGTTATCATCATGGGTACAGTATTAGAATTTTCTAAACTGGTAACTACCTCATGGGTATATCGTAATTGGACAATTGCACCTCGTTTGATGAGATACTATATGGTGACGGCTATCATTATTCTAATGATGATTACTTCAATGGGTATTTTTGGTTATCTGTCCAAGGCTCATTTAGAGCATTCAAGTGATATGTCTCCTTTAGTAGATAAGGTTGCATTGTTAGATGATAAAATTAAAACCGAGAAGGAAAATATAGATGGCAATCGTAAGATTCTCAAACAACTTGATGAGGGAGTGGACCAAATTATGGCACGCTCGGATAATCAACAAGGCGCAGAAAGGTCGCTTGCTATCCGAAAAGCCCAACAGAAAGACCGTAGTCGCATTAGCCAAGAGATTCAAGAGTCGCAGAAATCCATTAATGCGCTTAACGAAGAAAGAGCACCTCTTAATGTGGCGTTACAGAAGGCGGAATCAGACTTTGGTCCAATAAAATATGTTGCTGAATTAATATATGGATCTGGCGATAAGGATTTAATTGACAAAGCAGTAAGATTGGTAATCATGTTAATTATGATTGTATTTGATCCACTTGCTGTATTATTATTAATATCTGCCAATATGAGTCTAAGTGGTCAAAATAGAGACGGTGTAAGAATAAATGAAGAAAATGAAATAGTAGGATTTACAGAAACTGTGCCTGTTAAGAAAAATAATATTGTGACTATAAAAACACCGGAAGAACCTACTGAAAATGTAACGAACAAGAAGCTTGAACCTAAATATGATTATACAGAACCATTTTCATTTAAGGAGAAAGAATAATGAAAAAGATACTACTAACACTAGCATTGTTTACATCATTCGCAACAAATGCACATGAAGGATTCCGTCACTACGGTTATCGTGGTGGGTGTTTTGGTTGCGGTGGTTGGGTTGCACCTGCACTTATTGGCGGAGTTATTGGTTATGAGTTAACTCGTACCCAACCTGTTTATATTGAACCACAACCAGTATATGTACAACCATCAGTAGTGCAACAACCTCCTGTTGGTTATCATTGGCAAGAGATGATTGATCCTGCAACCAATCTAAAGAAAATTGTTTTAGTACCAAATTAATTAAAGGTGAATCGTTATGAGTATACTTGATAAAATCAAAAAGAATAGCAGTATTAAAGAGTCTGCTATATTATCAAAATCAAAATTCTTTAATGCAAAAGATATGATTCCCACAGCTGTGCCAATTATCAACGTGGCACTTAGTGGGAAATTAGATGGTGGTCTAACACCAGGTCTTACAATGTGGGCAGGTCCATCCAAACATTTTAAAACAGCATTCTCGTTATTGATGGCCAAATCTTATTTGGACAAATATGAAGATGCTGCCTTATTGTTTTATGATAGTGAGTTTGGTACTCCTCAGTCTTATTTTGATTCGTTTGGTATTGACACTAATCGTGTCTTACATACACCCCTTACCGATATAGAACAATTAAAATTTGATATCATGTCACAGTTAACACAATTGGAACGTGGTGATAAATTAATTATCATTATTGATTCTATTGGTAACTTAGCATCCAAGAAAGAAGTTGAAGATGCTTTGGCTGAGAAATCTGTGGCTGATATGTCCAGAGCCAAACAAGTTAAATCATTATTCAGAATGGTGACACCACACCTATCTCTTAAAGATATTCCAATGATTGTGGTTAATCACACATACAAAGAAATTGGAATGTTTCCTAAAGATATCGTTGGTGGCGGTACAGGTTCTTACTATTCTGCCGACAACATCTTTATCATTGGTCGTCAACAAGAAAAAGAAGGCACAGAAGTTGTTGGTTACAATTTTATAATCAATGTAGAAAAGAGTCGTTATGTTAAAGAGAAATCTAAAATTCCCGTTACTGTGTCTTTTGATGGGGGTATTAGCAAGTGGTCTGGCCTATTGGATATTGCAATTGAATCCGGACACGTTATCAAGCCTAGCAATGGTTGGTATTCAAAGGTGAATGTAGATTCAGGTGAGGTTGAAGATAAAAAATTTAGGATCAAAGAAACCGATGCTAAAGAATTCTGGTTACCAATATTGAAACAAAAATCATTCCAAGAATTTATTGAAAACAAATACCGTGTAGCTTCAGGTAACATTATGAATTATGATGATGTTGAAGAAACTTTTGAAGTGGAAACTATGAATGGAACTGAGTAATGTTATTAGAGAAATTAAAAGAAGTTATTTCTTTATATACCGAAGAAACTAATATTACTGAAGATATGGAATTAATCAATTTGGGTATTGATTCTTTAGCCTTTGCTGATATTATATTTGATATTGAAGATAAAATGGGAATTATAGCCTCTGATGAAGAATTTGAACGGTTAAGAAACTCAAAAAGTGTAACCGTTGGTCAGTTATGTGAGGTTTTAGAAAAGAGAGTAAACAATGGTTGAAGGTATAGATTATTGTTTCATCTATCCCAAGAATGATGGACAAGCGGTACACATTAAATTATTAGAAGGTACTTACAAAGATACCTTATTCAAGTATGGTAAAGTTAAATTTAAGGAAGAAAACGACAAGGTCTATTTACTTTTTGCTTACGATGTGTTAGAATCTACTGTGGACAAACCCAAGAAGATGGAAAAAGATGCTGATTTTAAAAATTATTTGGGTGACTTGCTTGTGGAACTTATGTCATCTAACATCGAACAGGAAGTAATTGATGAAACTGGAACAGACAATACTAAAGAATCTAATATATAATGAAGATTATTTAAGGAAAGTATTACCATTTATAAAATCAGAATATTTTTCTGATAGGACTGAAAGGTTAATATTTGATGAAATATCATCGTTCACACACACTTACAATAATCCACCAACGATTGAAGCACTTGGTCTAGCCGTCAAAGAAAGGCGAAATCTCACGGATGAAGAAGTGGAAAAATCCGAAACTCATCTTAAAGAAATTGAATCAACTAAGTTGGAACAATCCCAAATTCAATGGCTTGTTGATAAAACAGAAAAGTTTTGCCAAGAAAAGGCGATATACAATGCAGTATTGGGTTCTATTTCTATACTTGATGGCAAAGACAAAACAAACGATAAAGGTGCGATTCCCAAAATATTATCGGACGCCTTGGCAATAAGTTTTGATACAACAGTTGGACATGATTATTTGGAGAATTCGGATGAACGTTATGAATTTTATCATAGAAAAGAAGAACGAATTCCATTTGATTTGGAATACTTCAATAAAATTACAAATGGTGGTCTACCTAATAAAACGCTCAATATTGCTCTTGCTGGGACTGGTGTTGGTAAGTCTCTCTTTATGTGCCATGTTGCCGCTGGCGCTATGTCACAGGGTTTTAATGTTCTTTATATTACTATGGAAATGGCTGAAGAAAAAATTGCCGAGCGTATTGATGCAAACCTGCTTAATGTTACATTGGATGATTTAAGAGATTTGCCAAAGGAACTGTATGATAAGAAAGTCAATCGTATTAAAGAAAAAACAACAGGTAAACTTATTATCAAGGAGTATCCAACTGCTTCAGCTTCTGCAACGCACTTTAGAACCTTGCTGAATGAACTCAATCTCAAAAAGTCATTTATTCCTAATATCATATTCATTGATTACCTCAATATTTGTTGTAGTTCTCGCATTAAAGCCGGAGCCAATATCAACTCCTATACTTATGTTAAGTCCATTGCTGAAGAATTGCGAGGCTTGGCGGTTGAATTCGGAGTACCAATTGTTTCTGCTACACAAACAACACGGAGTGGTTTTACAAGTTCCGATCCCGGACTTGAAGACACAAGTGAATCTTTTGGTTTGCCCGCTACAGCAGACTTGATGTTTGCTTTGATTACAAGTGAAGAACTAGAAGAACTTGGCCAAATCATGGTCAAACAATTAAAGAATAGGTATGCTGACCCAACACATTACAAAAGATTTACCATTGGTGTTGACCGTGCCAAAATGAAATTATATGATTTGGAAATGTCAGCGCAACATGGTATTGCTGATGCTGGTCAACCAGATAGACCATTAAACTCATTTGGTAAGAACGAAAAGAAATTTGATGGATTTAAAATATGATGTTAACTAAAGAAGATGCTTTGCAATGTGCGAAGGTCTTTGAAGATTACTTTGGTAATTTTGACAGAATTGACCAATACATGAGAGACCAGAAGTTGAATTCTTTAAGTGAGATTCCAACTTCTTTATTTCCACCAGAAGATGATTTATTTTCGGATTTCTCTATGCATCCAAATGATATGGATATTGAAGTAACGGAATGTAACGCATCTGAATGGGAAACATTACTAAGTATTACCTCATCACATATTAATGTTGCACCTGTTGGTCGCAATATTAAATTGGCAGTCAAAGAGAAAAACACCAAAAAGTATCTAGGATTCATTCGGTTAGGCTCACCTGTAATCAACTGTAAACCTAGAAATGCATTGCTTGGCCAAGTATTTACGCAGAAACCGGAGTGGGGTAAACGATTCAATGAGGCCTCAATGATGGGTTTTGTAATTGTTCCTGCACAGCCATTTGGTTTTAATTATCTTGGTGGTAAATTATTGGCTGCCGTCTGCACATCACATCACGTAAGAGAGATTGTAAACAAAAAATACAACATGAATCTTTGTTTGTTTGAGACTACCAGTTTATATGGTTCTTCCAAATCATCTTCACAATATGATGGCATGAAGCCTTTGATTCGCCATCAAGGTGAAACCGAGTCTGATTTTTTACCAATGATGCACGGTAAACCTTATTCGGATTTACGTGACTTTGTGGAAAGTAAAGTTGGTAAGTTGGTAGATGATGATATCTCCAGTAAGAAACTTAAAACTTCTATGAAGATTATATCTTTGGTTAAGGCTACACTTAAAGGTGAACCTGAAGGGTCTACATTCCTAGCAACGATTGAGAAAGCTAAAGGGTTGACAGAACAAAAAAGATATTACACAAGTAACTACGGATTTGCCAATTACATTGATTATATCAACTGTAAAACAGATATGTTGGTAAAAGGAGATAACTATGCTAAACATGAATTGGAAAATGTGATAGAATGGTGGCGTAGTAAGGCAGTAAATCGTTATGAAACCCTGAAATCTGAAGGACGATTGAGGACTGAACTTGAGGTGTGGACTAACAGTACGGCCATTGATATCATTAGATAAATAACATATCACGAAAGGATTTTAAATGGCTGTTGCAAATGTAATGACTATAACCAAGAAATTAAAAGATATTGGTTTAGTTGAAAAGGAACAAAAAAACGGATACTTTAAGGCACCAAAGAGTACCACAGGTAAAGAATTCGTTGTTTTTTTGCCTGAACAATATGGTAAAAAAGACAGGCCTGAATTCCTTAAATCAACTCTGTTTAATGCTCTTAAAGATTTTAACCCAAAATACGTTTCAGGTTCAGGTGCAAAATCAACAGCAGGACATTTAACATTCCAAGGATCGCAAATCTATATCATTTCAAAACTAATTTCCGCTAAAGGTGGCGGTGGTAACAAAGGTATTGATTTTGAGAAAGACCTTGAGAAAGACCTAAACAATATTAAGAGTGAAAAAACTGGAGTAATCTATAAAGATTTTGCAGATTATTTTACAGAAGGTCCTTTAAAAGGTGATATGATTGTTAAAGTTGATGCAACAGGTAAAGAAAATACTCCTAGACCACTTGCTGTTGATGGTGCAGGTAATCTCTATGTATCAGTACGTGGTGGTCCAAGAACAGAAAAAATTGGTGGTGCGTTAGCTGATTTAATTGTACACACAAAGAAATCAAAGAAACATAATTTATCTTTGAAATACGGAAGTACAGTTACATTTTTTAATTCCGGTGTTGGTAAAATTTTTAATGAAGCAGATTTTAAAGCGGGCAAATTTGAACATCCAACTGCTAAGGCATTATTAGAAATGTTTGATATTGATCCAATTCGTTTTCGTAATGTGTTTATGAATTACAAAGCAAAAGATCCTTTGGCGACAAAAACTAAATCTGAGAAGCAAATTGAAAAAGTTAAGATTAATAAAACCAAACTAAAAGCTTTTATCCGAACAGTTATTGGTTATGATTACATTCTTGTGCATAAAGAAGCAAATGGTAAAGTTCATAGTTATGAAATCTCCGATGCTTTCTTAGATAGAGCTGCAACACCTTTATCCGATACAGTAGAAATCCATTATCCTGTTGGTGGTTCGGCAAAGAGGATAGATATTAAACTAGAGACATCTTTCTTTAGTTTAAATTTTAATATTAGAAATAAACAAGGCGGCATTTTACCTTCACACATAATGTGTGATTATAAGATTAAACACTAAATGACATTAGACGACATACAAGATTCA